CTTTGAGGTGTAAGTTGTTGATGTACCCCATTTCGGTGGGAGGGGGATTCTACACACTCCAAAGGCGGTTTTTGACTTACACCGAGGGCAAAGGTATAGAATATCCTCGACACTTGCAAGGATTTTGTAGAAAATTTTAGTTAAATTTGTCGAAAATTTTTATGGCCTGGATTGTCGAGGATTTTCAAAACCGGTTGAACGAGTTTATTTCCAGTCATTTGTGCGTGTCCATGCGGCGATTTGAGGAGTCCTGCGGCCTTTCCAACGGCGTGCTGGCCGCGTCGAAGGCAAAGGGACCATCGGCGGAAATCCTGTCGAAGATCCTCGACGCCTACCCGGACCTCAGCCTGAATTGGCTTGTGACCGGGCGCGGGTCGATGATTCTTTCCACGGAACAATCGTCACCGCAGAACGACATCCACCACAACAACCAGGTCATAATTGGTAACTGGGACGGCCTCGCGGAAGTCCTTAAAACATTCTTGCAGAAATGAGAAAGTTTGCACTTACGTTGCTTTTATCGGCGGTGGCCGTCGGCGCCTTCGCCCAGAACCCTACCATCGAAGAATTGAAAAAAGGTGATTCCGTCCAATTCGAGATCCGCAAGGACGGCTCAATGGCTTACCTCGCCGTGCGCCTGTGGGAGAACAATACCTACGTGGCCGGTGTGTACTTTGGCCCGGAAAGCGAATACTCTGAGAAGGCGGAGATCCTTACCGTCGGCGCGATTCGCGGGGAACAGCTTGAATTGTCCCTGATGGAAGATGCCGATGCCGGGCCGGTGTTCTACGTCACGTTCCCGGACGGGCGCGCGAGACTTTATATGGAAGGCTCGTCATCCGAACCCATCACCATGCAAAGGAAAAGGAAATGAACGAACAGGAACGAATCGAGATCCTCATCAAAAAGGCCGGGTCTGGCCGGAAGCTGGCCGAACTCATCAGCACCACGTCCGGGTCAATCTCGAAACTGAAGGCCGGGAGGTTCCATCTGGAGGTGTTCGCGCCCAGGCTCGCGCAAGCCTTCCCGGACATGAACTGCCGATGGCTGCTGACCGGAGAGGGCGAGCCGTTTTCAAAAGAGGTCACGGACGGCGAAATCCGGGCCGAATTACGGGCCATGAAGCGGTCCATCGACAAACTGGCCGGAGAGGTCCGAAAGAAGTGACTATACGCTTTCTGTCGGCTTCTTGACTTCGCGGATCGCAATCCCGTGAAAATAGAGCATCATGGCTTTCTTGAGCGGCCAGCGGTCGTTCGGGAAGCCCTTGAAATCTTCGACGACTTTCTCCCATACTTCCACCCGACCCATTAGCTGATTCTCAACCACGTTCTTGAGCTTGCGGTACACGAAATCTGCGGTGTACGTGACTTCCCTTTCAGCTACACGTTTGACGATCTTGTCCTTTGTCTTTAGGTGAACCACTTCCTCGCGGTACTGCGTCGGAAGAAGGACAAATTTGACCTGGCGTTCAAGATCCTTGATGGCGCCACGGCGCTCCGCGTCCTTCAGGAACAGCCAGCGCTGCCATTCGCCCTTTGAATCAAAGACGCCATCCGGCGTCTCCATCTTCTTGTTGTTGAATTTGTGCTTCGGATCGAATTTGAACATGGCTTATTCGTAGTGATACTCCGGCCAGCACATGCAGCGCGCGTGCATCTCGGAGAAGGGAATGTCTATGGGGAAGGCTTGACCGGCGCGCTCCTGGCAATCCTCGCATTTGAAGTTCGACCCGCGCCGCCAGATCCAGAACGTAGCGCCTTTCGCCATCGCGTCCAGCCACTCCGCGCGTCGAACCGCGCCGATGATGGCATCCTGACCGATGAGGGCAAGCTGCGCCGCGATGTCCTTCATGTAACCCGGCCCCCACTTCAGCACACCGGCAAGCCCCTTCCAGAGCGGCGATGCGTATGGGTTGGCAAGATAGCGCAGGATCTCGATTTTGAGGTATGTCTTTGTCATCCCGTTCACGAACGCGAGCGCTATCCAGATTTCGAGCAGTTCGAGAAGGTGCGACCCGGCCATGTCGAACCGCGTCAAAAGACTCTCGCCCGATGTCGGTTCGGCGATGAAATCCCACGCGGCCTCGCCATCGAAATAGTCAAGGCACTCATCCATCACGGCCACGGCCCGGGCCTTCGCTTTGCTGGCGCATGTGTCGGAAAGGTTTCGGCAGATGCGGTTGGCTTCAGCCTCCAGCTCCGGGTCGGCGGACCATAGAAAATTCTCGCCCATGCTCTTGTAGCGGAAGGCAAGGGAAATGAGGGCGGCAAGGGCCGCTTCAAAGTCCTTTCTTGCCTCCCGCTTATATGCGGCGGCCTGCTGAACCAGGAGATCGTTACTTACCATTTACGCGGGATGCGGCCACGGGGTTCTGCTTGGTTTCCTGCGTGGCGGCAGCCGCTTCTGCCTGCTGCGAGGCCACGAGCTCGTCGTGCGCTTCCTGGATGATGCGGTCCCACTCGTCCGCCGTTCCATAGCCGGAGTTGTAGGCAATCTCCGTTGCGGTTTTCCGCGACAGGCACCCGGCGGCGACAAGCTGCTGGATGGCATTGATGACGTCGGCCTCGCTCATGAACACAAACGGATCGAGATAGGTCTTTACGCGGAAGCCTTCGGCCTCGTTCTGCCTGTTGTTCTCCAGGAAATACCCGTGCTTGAACAGCGTGCAGATGCGGTCGAGGAAGATCTGATACTCCAGCGATTCCTCCAGGGCCTTCAGGTAGGAATCCGCAAAGAGCATTTTCACGGTGCGGCTCGACATGTCGGCGCCGGACTTGATTTCGGGCGTCTCCACGGCGAAGGAACCGCGCATGATGTTCTTTTCCTTGATCTCGAGTTCCTTTGCGAATGACGTGTCAGCACCGGCTGCTGGTTCCAGGAAGCCAACCTTCGCGTTCGGATCAACGGAGTCGATGCGCGTAGGCGTGCCGTCGGTGGTCGTCATCAGCTCAAAGTCACCGCCGAGGGTGTAGAGGATTCGCAGCGCGTAGGCCGCGTTGTTCTCGGAGAACTGTGAGATCCCCAGCTCGTAGGATTCGATGAGGGGCTGGCTTGCCGCCCAGACGGGGCCGATGCTTCGGTGATATGCGACCGGGCATCCGGGGAATCCGTGAGGCACCACGTCGCCGTCCACCTTCCACTCCTGGGTTTCGTCGGACTGATAGTAGTGTACCACGTTGCGGGTATCCCAGACGTCGAGCCGGTTCTGCCGCTTGCCGTCCCAGTCCTCGGTGGTGTAGAGCCTGCCGATAAGGGCAAGGTCGCCCGTGAACGGGTCGAAGTGTGGATAGAGGACGTCGCCGTCGAGATAGGAGAACGTGCGCCAGTTCACCTTCCCTTCCTTCATGTAGAAGCACACGGCGGTGTCGGCGGTGATGTAGTCGGACTCGATAGCCCGCTGAACGGCCACTTCGACATTCTTTTCCTCCCAGCCGCCACGGAAGAAGGCAAGGTTTTCCGTCTGCTTCTTCGTCGGCTTGCCGGAGATGAGCTTCATACCGACGTTGTTCCCAAGCAGAGCCGTGATTCGCTTGGTCTTGATGCGCTCCTGGAAGCCGATGGCGATGCGGGTGCGGACTTTCGCCTGATACTTGCCCGACTTCTTGTTGAACTCGATGGGGTTTGGGTAGTATTTGATGTAATTGATGTTGTGCGAGGTGATGTTGTACTCGCGGATAAAGTCGGCCTGCGTCTTGAGTTCGCGGGCCACGTTGTCGATTGGCATTGCGGTCACGCCGCCAGGGGGGACGTTGATGCCCGCCTGCGCCTGGATCGCCCCGGGGATAGGGACGGAGAACGGCGTCTTTCGGAGAATCTGCAAGGGCGTCATCAGCCCAATCATCGGTGTCTGCATATCGTAAGAATTTGATTGTTATCCAAAATAGTCCCAGTTGCCGCGCCTGGCCTTCGCCTTTGCCTTTGCGTTGTCCGCGCGGTCCACGCAATAGAGAAGCGCCTCCAGGAAGTCGGGGCTGTGGCCCAGGATCCCCTTCATCTCGCTTTTCTTAATCAGTTCACGGGGCGCCTCATCCTCGATCCACTTCAGAATGATCCGCTCTTCGATGAGCTTGTCCTGAATCGTGAACGGGATATTCTTCTCCTTGAAGGTGCGGCGAAGCACGTCCTCCTCGATGGAGATGGTGCCGTTGCGGAAGGCATTGATGAGCATACCGGCACACTCGCTCTTGCGGGACCGATACGATGCTGAATCCTTAATGCCCTTGCTGCCCTTGTTGGAGAAGGCGTATGCTTTCTGTGCCTCCGCGTCGTCAGTCATTTTGAGGGTCACGCCCACGCCGTCGCCGTCGAAGGCGAAATTCTCCCAGGGTACCTCGTTTTTGTTCAGGAAGGACCGAATCAGGTCCACCGCATCGTTAGGATGCACGCCTTTCTTGGCAAAGACGTCTATGATGTGCCAGCCATCCATCGCCCACAGCACGAACCAGTCCGATTTGAAGGCGATGTCGCCTCCAGCGACGCGGATGCCGGTGGTGTGCGGAGCCGCGCTAAAGAAGGCCACCATGTCGTCCATCGTGACGAGCGCGCCCGTGTCGTCCACGTCGCGCCACACGCCCCGGATGTCATTGATGGTCGAGCGGGATCCGCCGGACGAAATGCGGTTCATGTACTTGGTATCGGAGACGTGTAGAATCGCGTTTTCGGAATAGTCTCCGTCGATGAACGTGAGCGACGTGATGAAGCTCCGATACTCGCGGTCCGGGTCATCAGTTAGAGAGGAAATCTTGTTCTTGGCGTTCGGGTTAGCGTAGACCTCTTCGGGCGTGTCGCCCCAGGCGATCTCCATCACGTCCTCCCCGTAGCGGCAGAAGTAGCGAATCTTCCCGGACCGCTCGGGGATGGCCTCGTCCGTCTCCGGGTCAATCCACCAGTCTACGAGCCAGCGCAGTTTGTTCGATTTTCCGACCGGGTTGCAGGTGCAGATGAACCGGGCCGGGAGGCCGGTTGTGCTTCGGTTGCTACCCATCAGGTCGAAGATCACATTCAGGTTGTCTTTCGTGAACTCTGCCAGCTCTTCGATTACGATGTAGGGCATCTCCGCGCCACGGAATCGGTCTTTGATGGCTTTGAGGTCCGCCAGGTGTTCCATCTTCATCGTGGCGCCGGTCCCGTTGAAGAACTTTGCCTCGTAGGACGTGTCAGCGAATGAAGCGAAGCCACGGAAAAGCGGCTTGCACGACTTC